GAAACTAACTATTTTTGAGCCTCTTGCTTGAGCACTGCTGCAAGCTGTGGGTCTTGTTCTGATAATATCATTTGTTGCGTAAGATTGCCCGTTTTCCAAGGATTTACTTGACCTCCACCAGCATTTGATGTTGGACTTGGTTTCGCACCCATTCCAGCAGCAGAACTAGGTTTAAAATGATGTTCCCAACCACTTCCAGGGTTTTTGAGACTACTGAGATAAGTATTTAAGTCTTGCTCAACTCCACCATTAAGAACAACAACTTTACCTTCAGCATTTTTTTGTAACTTTCCTTGTAATAATGCCAAAGTTTGTTCTGCGTTTATCGCTCCAAGATTACTAATAGCTGCAAGTGCTGTAGTTTTTGTAGAAGCTATTTCATTAGAATTTTTTAAATCCTCTAATTGTTGAGACAAACTCGAAATCTGTTGGTCTTTTTCTTGTGCAGTTTTATTTGCTTCTTCCCAAAGAGTTTTCCATTGACCTTGTTCTTCTAAGTCTTTGGTACGTTTTTCTTCTTTTTGTTTATAGACTTCATCAAGTTTTCCTTTAATGCCTTTAAATTTTTCTTCGCCTTCTGCTACTTGTTTTTTTAGTGCAGATAATTGTGCTTCATATTCTGCTTTTACAGAATCGAGGTTTGGTGCTTGTGGTTGTGAAGGAGTTTCAGCCACAGGCTGTTCAGGAGGATTCACGGAATCAGGCTGAATTACTTTTTCTTCGATTGCCATTAATTATTCAGTAATAGGACTGTTAGTTTTCTTTTTAGCAACTTTTTTCTTAGTTGTCTTTGGTACAGGAGCAGGACAAGCTTCAGCAACTTTCTGTGCTTCAGTTTTTGGTTCTACTACTTCCCATTTATAAGTTCCGTCAGGTTGCAGAACATGATCTATTGATCCAGCCATAAAAATGAAGGTATTTATATATCATTGTAACACCTTATTCTGGATTGGCTTCAGAAGCAGATGGTAAAACCTCACCTTGTACCAAAATATCTCTAAATTCTTCTCTATCAATGACTTGTTGATCAAATAATGATGTTAAAGCTGTAATATCTTGACCAATTAATCTTTCAATATCAAAATCTCTACTAATTTTTACTTCTGGTGGCTCAATACCTACATACTCAGCAGATAAGTTAAATGCTTTTTGTAATTTTTGCTCTAACTCCATAGAAACCATTGCAAGCATAGAATTAGTATCAACACGATCTAATCTTCTAGCATCAGCAGATTCAGCTACAAACTTTTGTTGACTTAAAGTACTAATACCAAGAGTAGCCATTTGCATTTGCAACTCCTTAATTTCAGCAGATTGAGCATCAAAAGCACTTGAAGCTGGCTCTACATAATAAATTTTGTTACCAGGCTGTGTTGCCATTGCATAATTTACGGATATAGCAAGATCTTTGGTCTGATCATCATATCCTTCCATTACAAGCATCGGTTGAGATGCAACGTGCAAACTATGTATTAAATCTGCCTGTCTTTGAAAATGTGCAAGATTTAAATATGCAATGTCAAGTAAAGGTGGTTTGCTTACCAAGTTATCTGTTTTACCAGAATAAATAGTAACTAAAGGTATTTCTCCAAGAGAAAAATTACCAGATTCTACTTGTTGATAATCTTTATCTGCTGAACCCATTTCAAAATTTCCTGTCACACTGTTATCAGAGACATCATACATTTCTTCAATTTGCTCTTTTTTACGAAACACTCTGTACCTGCCAGGTTCTATTACTCTTATCTGGTCAAAAACTTTTTCACCAAACTGACCGTCAGGCAATACAGCCTTTTCTGCAATTCGAGCTTGTATAAGATTCCCATAATTAGATTCTCTATCTAATCTCCAACCATAAAGATTCGTAGGATCTACTTCAATCCAATAAGGTCTGCGATTTTGTTGTCTTTCTTCTGCAAGACTTAATGCACCAGAAGGTGCAGGATAATCAACAAGAATATGACTTTGACCATAAGTAAGAGAACACATTAGTACTCTTCTTGCATATTCATCTAAATCTGACTTACATCCATCGACATCCATTTTAAACATTTCAGTCCAATATGGATCTCCTGTAAGTGTTATGGGTTTTCTTAAAACAAGACCTGTAGCTGCTCTTATTAATCTTTGTGTAAAAGGACTAAATACTGATCTATTTACCCTTGCAAGGTAAGCATCGTAATCTTCTCTTGGCTCTAATGGTAAAAAAGCTTCACTATTTTCTCTTAAATATTCAGTTCCCTCAGTAACTGCCTTCATTATTTCCCAACCTTTCATCATGTCTAATACAGCCCTCGTGCGAGTGAAAGGGCTGTCTATACCACCTACAGAAGTAGATGAGACAATATTGGTTCTAATTGGTCCAGGTACAGCGTATGTCATCTAACGACACCTCCATTTCTTCAATGCTAACGCCTTTCTAGTAGGTCTGCCTTTACTATCTTTCATTGGTCCAGGCATACCCTTCATCCTTGCACAGAAAGATGCTCGTCTTTTGGCTGCTTTACTACCAGGTTTTACTTTTCCTGTAACTGGTGCTTTTAAATTACTTCCTGTTGCACGATTATACTTTGCACGACCTTTTGCAGTAAGTCCACCTGTTTTAGACTTTTCTCCTCTGCCTATACTTAAATTTACTTGTTTACGTTTAGCCATTATTTACCCACCTTTGCTTGTGCCTTTTTATGGGCTTGAGTAAAAGTATCTCCTGCTCTCATTCGCCTTTTCATAAACGCCATATGTCTATCGCTATGATGCTCAGAATGTTTTTCTAATAAATTTTTTTGGCGAGTGGTAAGTTTCACTTCTTTTTCTTTTTTTTCTTAGAACGTAGCTTTTTAAGGTCAGCAACAGTGATCTTATCCCGTGGTGGGGCAACAGCAGCAAGTTTGCGTTGTTTACCCGAATAAGATCCTTTAGGCATTAGAGAGCAGAAGTAATAGCACCGTTAGTTACAAAACTAACTGATACTGTACTTAAATCGCCAACAGTAGAACTATATGTAGTTCCTGTAATTACTGCATTAAAACTTAATTTTTTACTTCCTGATGTATCTAAAAAAAGATTAAATGTAGCATCACCAGCGTCTTCAGCAGTTAATATGTCTGTAATAATTTCAGCAGTGTCATCTCCAGATGTTGCTGTGTAAATAAGATCTACGCTACCAGAACCAGAAATTAAACTTCCAATGTTTTTTCTGGCAGTATCTCCATGAGCAGTAATATCAAGAGTGTCTTTTGTAACATCTAAAGTCCATGCAGTTGTAGAGGCTACTGCTCCAACTGTTCCAGTTCCGTTATCAAATGATACAGAGCCTTCTTCACCACGAAAAAATGCCATGATTTTAATAAAATTTTACTTATAAGACTATATTACCTTGAAACTGCGTTTTTCACAGTTATTTTTTCTTTTTGGTTGATTTTTTTGTTGTTTTTTTCTTTTTGCCCTTACGAACAGAAGCTATATAGCCTTGACATCTTGCCATTGCATGAGATTTAGCCATTTTTAACTCCTTTTTTTAGTTTTTTTACGCCTATGTTGATACTTTATTTTAGCACTACTTGTTTTTTCACGCTTAAATCTTGCTTTTTCAGCACTTGACATTTCTCCAGCAGTCTTAGGTGTCTTACTTGATACACGTTTGCTCGGTCTACAAGCTGGATAGCCTCGTTTTTCACCTTTTTGACGACCACAAGGCTTGCCAGTTTTAACATCAACCCAATTTTCCTTAAACCAACGGGTTAAACCGCCACTACTTCTTGCCACGTTTTTTTGCCTCGGTGCGATAAGTACCACCACGCTTCTTATACTCTCGTACAAGCCATGCGTTAGCGTAAGCAGAAGGATAAACCTTGAATTTACGTTTTGCCTCTGCTTTTACCCTAGAGTATAACGCTTTATTTACAGGAACATTCGCCACGTTTCTTACCTCCCTTCTTTTTCTTCTTCTTTTTCTTAGTAGTAGAGTGATACATGATAAGAATTAAGTAGTTCTTAGTATATTCTAAACGCAGTCTGACCTAATGTCTCTGGTTTTGCCAAATTAAATTGTTGTAGACAAAGATAACCAAAAGCATCAAAAGCATGGTCAACTCCTAGATTTTTATTAGGAAGTCCAGTATTTGGTGCATATGTCAAAGTTCTTAATGCTTTTATCAATTCTTTACATCTTGGATGAATAAAAGTCCTTTGATCACCATTTGCATCAAGTAAAGCAGTATTAACAGCAGTAATCTTATCTCTTATCTTCCACGGACTTTTAGGACTCATAACAGTAAAACCAGACCTTCTTAAGATGGTATGATCTGTAACTCCCACCCCACTTGTTTTTCTTGCACTACCAGTAGGATCAGGACAAGCAATAACTCTTCGATCCACCCCATACCGCCTTACAACCTCTTCTGCAAAGTCCCAAGTGGTAGCACCACCCGTCAACATGATCTCATCAAACACATATAGGTTATTGTCATGCTTATATGCACAAATTCCAGCCATAGGATCCACGTTAAAGTCTAAACCCAACAACAATGGCAGCATATGTAGGTCTTGCACTTCTTTATCAATATTGTCATCACTGAAGCTAACAGCAACCAAACCAGTAAGATTTTCAAAACTAGCCTCAAATTCCTGTCTAAAAGTTCTCGCATCTAATTGTGACCTAGCTGCTTCAACTTCTTCTGGTGCAACATTACCCCCTTCAATCGTTGTAAAGCTCCACCTCTTCCAATCATCCCATTCCTGTTCACCACAGAAACACCACATATCATAAAACCAACTGGCAGTACCATCAGGTGTACTAATAAACAAAGCCCACCCCTGTTTATCAGCCAAAGCAGGTCTAATAACTTCAGCCCATACATCTCGATCCATAAAGGCAGCTTCATCTAATACAACACCAGCTAAACTTCTACCTCTCAATGCCATTGCGTTTTCTGTACCCTTTAACTCAATAGTCGATCCATTTATTAATTCCAACCTTAAATCCGTTTCATTTTTGCTTTGAATCCATACCTTCGGTGTTAATCTCTTCAACTCCTTCCACGCAATATCCTTTGCCATCCTATAAGTAGGAGCACAATAGAAATATACTTCACCAGGTCGATTGATAGCTCCTCTGAGCAGTTCAATACAGGATAAATATGATTTCCCAAACCTTCTTCCTGCAACCAACACCCGAAATCTTTTATCACAGTTAAATACCTCCCCTTGTGCAAATCTTAAACTGATTTCTGGTCCGTTTTTTACTGCCATATTCCAAAAAATAACATAATTTTCTATTTATACCCCCTATTTATAGCCTAATTCAGCTTTTTTAGGTTATAGTTCGATTATTAACACCTCTCAGATCAAGTCCGTGGCTTCTTCTACTTTCCCTAACGATATAACACCCCCAATAGCACAAACAAAAAAACGTGGTAGACCTAGATTTGTTGCTCGCTCTACAGCAGAAAAAGTTCAAGAACGTGCTCAACGCCTCTATTCACGACAACTTCAAGGACAAACTACTCGCCAACTTGTAATAGAACATTCCAAAATTGAAGGTATCTCAGAAACCACCGCTTGGCAGGATTGGGATAAAGTAAAACATTGGAACACCGAAGATTGGGATAAAGATAGAGAAAATATGCTACCTCGCCTTCAAGCAATGAGAGTACGTTTATTTAACCAAGCTGTTAAAAAAGGCCAACTTCAAACAGCAGCACAAATACTAGATTCTCTAGGCAAAGTAATTGGCGAATCTGTAGAGACAGTAAACATTCAAGCTCCAGAACTTTCAATTAAAGTTGAGTCAAAGTAACGAAGATTTAGAGAATATATTTAAGTTGCCCGCCTGGCACAAAAAAATTTTTACATCTGCAACACTCCCCTCATGCCTCAAATGAGGCTCTATGGCTCTCTGATATCACTCTAGTATAACTTACTTATGTTAGTACCTTAGAAATTTTCGCCTCCTACAATCGATCCTCATCGGACTTTGTAATATTTGTAATAAACATTGACTTTAATATCATTTTGATATTATTATATCAATATGGTATTAATCATAATTGGTACATCGTGCGAAAACTTTTTTCCCTATGTACAAAATATGATTTTTATCTATTTGCTCTTTTCGCTCTAACTGTATTTAGTTCTATTTCGATAGCTACAATCATTTAGAGATTACAAAAGGAAAGAACAATAAAAAGATCCTAGAAAATTTAATCCTTCCATCTTATGGACTTCCAGAAGACAATCAACTTGGAGTTATCTGATAACCCTAAGTTAGCTTTTCAAATAGCTTTAGAAAAGTTTGATAGTACAGTAAATGTTAATTATTTAATGTTTATGTATGCTACTAATTCTAATGATTTAGAAAATCCAAATACTTTATTCTTTAAGGATAAAGTTACTAAAGAGTATACAAAGATCAAGTATTAACCATGATCGGTAACACTTGCATAAGTCCAGACTATGAAAAAGTTTTGATATCTAAGAAAATTAGATATGAAAAATGTTTTTCTAAATCTGGGAAACTCTGGTTAAAAATTAACCCTTTTGATGAGTCAAACAACTTTGACTTTTTTCATTCAATACCAACTTTTGTAAAATTGGTATTAGATGATTAAATTAAATTAGATCAGGAGTAATTTTATTACTCCTTTTCTTTCCTTCCTTTTTACCTTCCTAAAAAAAAATGAAATTCTACTTATTTTATTTAGTTGCAGTTATAGCAAGCACTCTTTATATGAGTTCAATATTGCACTCAATGACAGAAAGAGATTGTGCGTACAATGTACAAGCAGCGTGCGATTATCTCGAAAAAATTAATCAGGAGATTTAATTATGTATATTAACCCTGATTATTACCTCTATCAAAAAATAAAAGAGCAACAAGAAAAAATCTTGAGGTTAACCGATGAGCTAGCCGATGCTAATTTTAAAATTAAAAAACTACAACAAAAGGAGTCTTTAAAATGTCAGAAGTAAAAACAACAATAGAAAAATCTAATGGTAGTTTTACTATTTGTAATCCATACGCAAGTAAAGTAAAATTTACTTGCTTAGATGGGGAAATTATCGAACTTCCAGAATTAAGTTTACGAATGATTTTGACAAGACTTTATTGCTCTTATACAAGAGATATTTGCGGTCTTAGAGGATCAGCAGTAAGTTGGCTAAATTATCAATTTGGAGTTAAAAAAACTTATAAATTTTGGCAGAAGGCATTTAAAGAAAATGGATGTTTTGAAGCTCTAAAAATTAGAGAACCAAAAATCTAATTAAAATATGCCTGGGCAAAAATCGCCCAGGCTTTTTTTTTGGAAAAAATTTTTTTCAAAAAAAAAAAAAAAAAAAAAAAGACTAAGAATAATTAATAATATTTTGAATGCAAAAATTGAATGCATTTTTTGAAT